CGCACGGTGTGGCAGTAGTGGTGCCTGTGTCTTTTTCAATAGTTCCGTCAGATACACGCTTTACCAAATCGCCGTAGAAAATATTAGTGGCGTAACCACTTGCAATTTCCATTAAACGAGTTGCTCCTGCGAATACCTGACCACCGATCAAATTGACCGGTTTTAGCCCGTAGGGGGCTGATACAGTCGGATAAGCCATAATAAGCTCCAGTAATTAAAAAATTAACCTTTACCAAACGACGTTGAAGATTTCCGCTCCGCAAAGAGTGGCATCCGCGCATCGTTTTCCCGCATAAAACTATTGTCAATTGCAATCGTCTGTGCTTGAGTCTGATTAGCATAATAATCATTACGCTGACTAACAAACTCTTCAGGCGTCTTGCAAAGCAATAGTCCACCGATTTCGATATTGTCCTTAAAGCGACTATTCGGGTCGATTAGCAGTTGAAACTTTGGCTGTTCCGAAATTTTTACAGGTTCCCAACCCTCACGAAGCTTGCCTGACAAGTTGCGAGGATCAGCCTTATCCAACGTCGAAACACGAACCCATCTGTACGCAAAACCGGGCTGTTTATCTGGCTCCGGTAAAGTTTCAGCAGGTGCCCACTGCTTGGGGCGCACCTCTTGCGCACGGCTCTCTAATTCACGAGTAAGTCTATTTTCAGCCATTTTAGTTCTCCTGTAATTTAAGGACTTCACGGGCATACTGCTCCGGGGTCAATTTAAACTTCTTAGCTAACGCTGCTTGTGTGGACGTTAGTTTGACACTCTTCGGAGCCGTACTCCGCCTAGCTGAAGCTACGACCGTACTCGGTTTATTTTTCTGAGACTTTTGTGGCTCAGACGAATCGGGAAAGGCTTCTGGGAATCGCTTGCGAACCGTTTTGTCGATGCGCTCGTAGTAATCGTCAGTACCAATATATTCAGGGCCGTACTCACGATATAGCTTCTTATGCAGTCCCATTGCTGCGTCGGTCATCTCCTCGTCCTTTTGGAACCAATTCGAATTACGACGTTGCCAATCTGCAAACTTTGGATCAACCGGCTGAGTTTTGTTATCAGCTTGCGATCTTTGCGGCAGTTGTACCTCAGTTTCGTCGTCTTGTAAAGTGGGTTTAAAGTTTCTTGTGCGATCCAACTTTAAAGACGCCTGCATTAAGGCTTCTTGTGCGTCAACTAACTTATCAGTATCGCCCGAATCATAGGCTTCCCGATAGTTCCGCTTAGCCACCTCAACGTCAGTCTCAGCCGCCGCTTTAACCGTAGCTATGTACTCTTGTTCGCCAGAGGACAGGGTAGCCCTTAGACGTTTGTTCTCCTCAAGGATAGACTCGGCAATCCGCAGAGCTTCTGCTTGTTCCCGCAGCGCAGCATCTTTTTCCCGACGCTCGTCGTGCCAAGCCTTCTTATACTGCTTGAACTTGATAATGACTTCTTCGGGATACTCGCCGCCATCCTCTGGGGCTTCCAGTGAGTTAATAATATCTTTAGGGAGGGGTTCCTTACCACGATCCTCTTCCGGGGTATCGTCCTCAATTTCAACGGTAAACTCTTCATCCTCATCCTGCTGGGCTGAAGCTTTTTTATCGTCTATCTCATCGGGGAACTTGTACTCGTCTTTTTCAAAATCAGGCATGTTGTCTCCTTATGCTCGTGAAATACCGCGTGGATCTTCGACAACGGCTTCGACTGAATCATCATTAATTAGGCGGAATTCCCGCCCATGAATCTTCAAACGTGTGCCGCTGTTCGGGCGCGCGAGGACAAAATCACCCTCTTTGCACCAAGGCCCTGTTGGGAATCGGCTTGCGTCTTTGTAGCAATCAGGCCCCATCTTCACGACAAAAAAGACCGTACTAAGGACTTCCTCATAGTGCATGGTTGAATCTGCCTTGATAATCCCGCTCTCGTACTTACTCTCGATCTCGGGAATACCCACCAAAATGTGGTAACCAGAAGGTTGTGGCAATTGTGTCGCCCGTTCTTCCGCTGTCTCCGGCAGTGTTGATACTTCACCGCTTTCTGTAGCGATGGCTAGTTCAGTCATCTTCATGCTCCATTCTCTTTGCGAGGTCTATAAGATAAATCTCTACGGCGGTGAGACCTCGAATTTCACCGCACATAAATTGGTACTCATCAAAGGTCTTAGCCGATCTGTTAGCTAACGCGTCGGAAAGTTGTGCCCGACGCTCCCTTAGTTCTTTAACTGCCGCTTCTATAGCGTTCATTTATCTTTACCTTTTTGTGGGGGTTTAGATTGTTGTTGCTTGCGACTTTCGCGTTGTTGTTGCAGATTTATCGCTGCACGGAAACCTTCGGCCTCTTGTGTACGATCTAGCTTCATACGGTCAGTTTGTGATTTAACCGCCATATTTGCCCCAGCAATTTCTTTCTGTGCATCTATACGTTCACGCTCGATCTGCAACTGTTTTTCACGAGCAAGCGCGTCCGACTGATCTTTAGCAATCTTGCGCTGAACTTCAGCCTGTTTGATCTGCAACTCTTGCATCTGCATTTGAATAATTGGGTCTTGCATCTGTTGCTGAGCCTGTTGTTGTTGGGCTTCTTGCATGTGCTGTTGTACAAGTTGTTGTGTAGCTTGCGCAGCACGTTGAGATACTTCGACTTCAATTTCTTTAGGAATCATCACATCGTCGTCTTCCTCGTAGTTCGGCAATGTAATACCCATAGTCGCTTCCATTTGCTTGCGATACTCGTAACCAACGTGCTCATTAATGTGCGCCATCATCGCTGCTTGCAGCATCTGAACCTGTGGGTTCTGACCCAGAATCTCTTGAATCTTCGGGTCTTGCATTGCACCCATGTGAACAGCAATATGCGCCTGATGATCCTGATACAAAAACGCTTTAACAGGCTTACCCGCTAAAAGGTTTTGGTTCTCAGTTACAGGGTCGCGCGGGCGCGTATCGTCGTCCATTGGGATCAACTTGTTTGCGTTTTTAATCCCCAATACTTCAACCATCTGACGGTGCAATAGCGGCAAGTCATACAACTGAGGAGCACTTTGGGCAAGCTGAAACACAGCTTGATACTGGACAACCTTCTGAGACATAGTTGCAGCATTTGGATCACTGACAGGCACTACATCTACCTGATCGTAATCACTTTGCTTCGCCCGTTTTGATCCGTCTACCGGCTCGTAGTCGTACTCGTCTGGTGTAAAGTCACGAATAATGTCCTTTAACAGACGAAACTCTTCGTGCATTGAGTAGTGAATACGCGCCTGAATCGCAGACATAATCTTCAGGGTACGCTCTAAAATAGCCAGTGTGGTCCCAACGGGGGATTGGGCCGACATGTCACTGATCTTGAGATCAGCCGCACTGGCAAACCTACGGCCTTCATCGATGATTTGATTCATCAATCCAGCCAAAACTTGCGATGGTTCCTTGTATGGCAGCGGCAAAATGTTGTCGCGTATTGCGCCACTTGGTACATCTACGTCTCTAAACTCGCCCGGAGAAATCGGCGTGTCGTCGCCCTTGACCCGCATACCACGAGTCTTCAAACCCCCCGGCAAGTTCGAGAGAGTACCTGCGTCTACAAGCTGACGCAGTATCGATGTACCTGATTTTGCAAACGCGCCGATTAAGTGAATTAGACCGAAGCAATAGAAGCCAAACCCGGGAACATAACCGTAGTGAACAAAGTGATTACGCTTTAATTTAAGCTTATCTTCAGGCTTCCAATTGCGCCGAATTGAGAGGATTGTTTGTGTACTCTTCTCAATAGTTACAATGTAAGGCAGTGCTATACCCGTCTCTTCACCGTCGTCATCTACATCCTCGTAACCCGGCAAGTCCAAGTCAACCTGCATCTCCAAGAGTTTGTAGCGATCATCTGTAGTCGCTCTAAAGCCCAGCTTCTCGGCAATCTTTTTCTCGACTTCTTCGATGGTATTAACTGGGTCGCCCAAGTCTTCGTCAAGATAGAAACCCGACACTTGTAGCTTCCTAAGTTCGTTTTTTGTCTTGCGCATGACGTGCGTTACACGTTCACATGTTCTTAAAGAAGACGCGCCATATGGCACAACTACATCTTCCGCAGGAACATAGATCGACGTTTGACGCCCTAAAGACGGGTCAAAGTAAACCTTCTTAAACGCATTACCAGACAGCCCCAAGCCCCACAACATACGCTCGTGTTCAGGACGGTACTCAGGCATTTCTTCTGTCAGGCGGTAATTCATGTCGTCTTTAACTCGTTCAGACGCTTCTTTTTTAGCCGTAGTTTCTTTGCCTATAATCTTCGTCTTAACCGGACCCGCCGCCGGAAACGTCTCCATGATCGTTTCAGACTGAAACTTAACCAGAGCCTCAGACAGTAAAGGATGTGTAACACCGCACGCACCAGCCCAAGGTTCTGTTCGTTCTTCAAGCTTCATCCCCAATAAATCAAGCCCGTCAACGTAAGTCTGTACCCAGTCCTTACGACTCGATATATCTTCCTCATACGCGTCGATCAAATCAGAAGCAAGCAGTGACAACTCGTTGTCCGCAATAAACTCTGCCAGATTCGCCTCAAAGTCCTCGTCAGTCATCTCGCGTGGCTCAATCTCAATCTCAAGCCCATCGGTTGCAATCCTCACCGACTCTGGGTCTTCGATCTCAATCTCCAAGTCAGGCTCGTCCATCATTGCCTGATCCAGCCCTTGCGGGGCTGCGTATAGTGCTTTATCAATTGCCATGATTCATCCTTAGTAATAAGCTCTTTTACGTTTCGATTTAAACAGTTGAATCTCTTCTGGCTCGTCGTTATCAAGCCGAATAAACCCGCCTTGTCTAAATCGCATAAGGGCTAGAGTTGTCGAGTCAACCAAGTCGTCGTTAATGCCTGACGGAAAGTCGTTGCACTCCTCAATCACCTCCATAGCCCAACGTCTCTGGGGTGCCCACACAATACCTCCGTGAAAGAGGCTAGATACTGCGTTTACTCGGGAAATCTTGTCTTGCCCTTTGCCGGGGGTAAACTCTTGTACTGGCACACCCATACGCCGCATTTCCTGATACAACACCGATCCGTTTGACTTCTTCTCGACTATCAAAGCATCAGGCTCCCAGTCCTTGTACTCTTCAAGCACGAGTGCTTTTAAGTCCGGGTACTCAAGTCGTTTCTTTATAGAATTCAAAAGAATGATGTTGTAGTTGTTGACTTCCTCGTTGTAAAACACGCCCCATGTTGTTAAGGCGTTATAGTCAGAACGGTTATTTGCTTCTTGTGCCGCATCAAGCGACATAATGATGAACTCGCACTGTGGGGCATCTTCTTCCTCCCACATATTCCACCACTCACGCTTTATAAGCGCTCCCTCTTCCGAGGTCGGTTGCTGCATGTACTGTGCGTTCCAGTATCGTATATCCAGTGATGCCTTTTTCGCCAACAACTCTTCAACCGGCCAGAATTCGGGCCACAGAGCGTTGTCGTTTTCGTCGATTGCCGGGAACTCCACCACTTCCCAGCGATCCACATCCTCACTGCGCTCCATTTGCGTGACAATCTGCCCGGTAAGATCAAGTTTGCTCCACCTTGTCATTACTACAATGATTGCCCCACCCGGCATAAGACGCTGGATTGGCCCTGATTGGAACCACTCCCATGCAGGTAGAAACACTTCTGCTCTTCCCAGCTTGGCTTCTTGTTCAGAATGGGGGTCGTCAATAATAAATAGATCAGCACCCCGCCCAGCAAGAGCGCCACCCACACCAATGGCGAAATACTCTCCTCCGAAGTTTGTTCCCCATCTCGACGCGCTTTTTGAGTCAGCTTGTAGCTCAATCTGCGGAAAAACGTCATGATAGTTCTCCGATCCAACAAGATTTCGCACCCTACGACCGAACTGAACAGCCAAATCCGCTGTGTGTGAGGCCATGATGACCTTTTTCTGGGGGTATTTACCCAAAAACCATGCGGGAGCGAGGTAAGAGATGAGTTCAGACTTGCCGTGACGGGGTGCAATGTTCACAATCACCCGTTTTTTCTTGCCAGCAGCGATTTCTTCAAAGATTTTTGCTAATTTATAGTGGTGCGGCCCCACTTTATAGCCCGGATAGACGTGTTTTACGAAGTCAAGGAAGGAATCCTTGCTGATTTCGCGGTTTACTTCCTCTTTGTACTTCTTTAATAGCTCAGCGGTACGCCGTTTTTGCTTTTCCGGCATGTTTGGTAGCGCTGCACGGAGCCTATTTAGCTCAGTTGCCGATAGTTTAAGAGTCTCCAAGCCCACTGGACGCCTCCCTGACCTCAACATCGATGACCTGATCTTCAAGCATGTTCAGAGTTTCAATTAGTTCACGCTCGACTTCTTCAATAGTTTGTATCTTATGGGTGACTTCAGAGCGTTTCTTAAAGGCGTCGACCCCATCGACTTCGCCAAGCTTTGATAAGGCTGTAATCCGTGCCTTTGCGTCCTTGGCATTCTCTACCTCGGACACAAGCTTGTTGACGACGTAAAGTTTTAGGTCAGACAGTTCCTCGACGATCATGCAGTTGCTCTGCGCGACCATACCAGCTAAGTAAGCCATCACTTCGTTGGGGTACTTTGCAAACTCTGGCCTGTGGGCAGGGTTGTGCATCATCTGTCTGGCTACTTTTCAAGTTCTTCATGAGGCGACAGTGGGGGCATGGCCTCAAAGGCTGAGGCTGGCAGAGGAATATCTTCCTCGATGTTAGGGACAATCACATTCATTAGGCTTTTTGTGGCTGAAGTGATGATTTGCGGAATATAACACTGTTTTTGACAATAGGGGAGGTTGGGACTCCTACCGGGGGGTGTTTCTATAAAAATATAAGCGTTTGACCGTATACTTTTTAGAGGGGGGTGGGGTTGTTAAAGTGTTAACAGTATTTGGCAAAAATTTGAAAAATAGTGGAGTCGTTTGTGCAAAGCTGAGGGTATGGGGGCGCGGGACTCCTTCGACAGGATTCAGGGGGGTGGGGGCGGCGGGGGTACCCGCGAGAACTTTACATATGGGGATGGTATCAGGTATAACATAATCATGCGATGCGAACCCGTATCGTATAACCTGATCTGAAAGGTCATCATGAAAAAGAAATACTTGATGAGATTCACGAAAGAGAATCTCAATGCTTACCCGCTCCGCACACTGTGGTATCGCCTGACCTGCTACGTAGTAGTGATGCAGTGGCGTGGTATGGAATCGGTGCGGTTCGCTCGGGACTACAAGGATGCACTGGACTGGGCGGCGTGTTACCCAGCCGATGCAGTGGTGATGATCGGCAAACGTGGTCGGATGATCGCCGCCCGCTTCTAACCCCGGGGGCTTCGGCCCCCATTATCGAAAGGAAAACATCATGAATCCAGAATACAAGATCGTTGTGTACACCGATGGTATTCAGCGCGTCTACTACGCACATAAATATGAAGACGCAGCGGTACTATTTCACATAATCACACAAGCGATACCTTACGCTGAACTGTGGGAGGGAACGCGCTTGGTACAGAGCTACGACTCACAAAGCTGGCTACTAGCATGACCAAGGGGGCTTCGGCCCCCTTCTCTTTTGAAGCCAGTTATCTGTCGTCGCGCGCGGCTGCGCGAGTGTGGTCGGGCGCGATCAAGCGCGTTGTTTAACGGTTCAGGTTCCGCTGAAACATTGCTTTATGATCCAACTATCAGGTATAACATTATTACCGGATGAATGATTCACTCCGAATCGTTTCCGGTTTCTTATAAGGTGACAATCATGTCAAAAGAAAAACCCGTGGTTTTCAAGTCCATCTCGGACTTTGGTTATAACGTAGCAAAACGCGCTGACGCGGTTCGCGGTGACGGTGCTTGGGCTTTGGATAACCTGAAGGGCTTTCCTGAAGATATCCTCTCAGAGGATCGCGCTGAACTGAATGAGGGTTTTCGTAAGCGCGCAAGCGAATTGCCCAAGTATGAGGCTGTTGAGTATGGTGTCGTTGATGGTAATTATTTGCCGGTTTTGCAACTTACTGGTGAATTACCGAAAGAACGCTACATCGTCAGCGTTGCAAGCGCGTTCAGTTACACTCAGCAGCAATTCGGTGCAATGAAGTCTGAGAATCCTCAACTGTACCTGATCGTTCAGGACGTGCGGAATCGCGTAAACAAGTATTGCTCGAATTGCTTGTCAGACTTGAAAGCAGCGGCACGCAAGGTTCTCAAAGAACGGAACCCCGAAACATCAACCCGTGCCGCAACGAAGTCGTTCGCTGAATTTGTCGAATCTACACTCGACACAATGAAACAACGTTGCAAAACAGCGGAAGCCCGAGGCAACGATCCAACGGCGAACATGAAAGCCCTCGACGCTGAATCATAGCGTTCAAGGTGAAGATGGAA